TGTGTCCTAGGCACACTAAAAAAACGCCCTCCCTTGCTTGAATTGCAGCTAGTGCATAGCGTTTGCAAATTCCACTCCTCATCACTGCCACCAGCTTGTCTTGGCACTATGTGATCGACGCTGTTTGCCTCCTCCACACCACACATCTGACAAACATAACCGTCACGTTGCAAAATGCGTAGTCTTATCTTGCGCCACTTGGTTGTGCTGCCGTTACCCTGTAATGCACTGCTCATCAGTAGTAGTTCCTCTCTTGATGAAATGCCCATGCTTTGCACGGCGTTTGATAACGCTTTGTAACATAGCGGATTGTGGCATCTATCTGGCGATAAGGGTCAAGGTCTCGATACCAAGTAGATCGCATTTGACCCAGTCCGTAATGACTATGGTTACGAGCTGTATACGACCAACGACTCTCTTTGGTAATAATCTTATTGAAACACTGGAACTCTTTGTAATCAAGAATTCTGCTGTGTGCATAAAGCTTTAGATGATCTATTGAATAATTAGCTGCTGTTGCTTCAAGTGTTGTCGTTATTGAAAGCAATGCCGCAATGGCATAGACCTTGCCCATTAGCCGATTGCGCCCTTGCGAGCTAACCGCCTCAGCGGCTCGCTTCAAGCGAAACCAGCGTACCAAGCCTGTCAAGGTTAACAGGTTATTGAGCGTGCTCTTGGGCGTTGCGCACACCCTGTGGATAACGTCTGTGGATAACTTCATGACTTACCCGCCCAACCTTTACCCTTAAATACAATTGCTGGCGCACCGTAAATTTGACGCATCATGAACCCGCAGCAATACGGTGTTGTGTGTTCTGCAAGCTTCTCTGTTATTTCATAGCTAATGTTGCACGCTACACATCTGTACTCATACGTCGGCATCTGTGCCTCCTATCTGGGCAACACCCATAACCTCGCATTTGGTGCATTGAATAACCTCGACGCCTTGAGGCAGGTTGTCTGTGATCTTGTGTACGAGCTGCCGTGTCACCTTTTTGCAAATGCGGCACTCAAATTGCACTTGTTCCATAATTGGATTTCCTCAAATTCTCAATAGGTTGCAGGTTAATTTGTGTGACCCACCAAGTCGGTTGTTTGCTGTGTCTGTATCGTGGCTTCTGTGCCATTGTGACTGGTATCCAGCCTGCTATGTAGTAATTGGGTGCTGTGCCTGTTACTAGCACGGCAATGTCATTTGGTCTGTCGTACTCATAGACGATCAGCTGCCCCAGCTCATACTTTGTCCAGCGCACCTCAATAGCTGCGCCAACATCAGCCTTGACTTTGCCTTTGTCCTCAAATGGGTCAAATGGCAAACCAAAGTATTTTGCTACTGCCCACTCACTGCCAATTGACTCTGCTAACTCTGCCAAATAGGTCATAAATGATGTTTCGTTGTAATGACCTTTTGACTCTAACAAGTCGCCTTTGTCGCTGGTGATCTTGACAGCTGCAACCATGCACACACACATTTCATTTGCTGTGAGTTTTATTTTCATTAGAACTCAACCAAAATTGAAGGAAATGGCGCAGCTACTTGACCATTGCCAAATTTAAGCCTGCCTTTAATAAAGGTGACTTTGTGGCGTATGGCGTAATCGTGAAACCATTGCGTGTCAGTACGAGCTGGTAAAAGCATGACAATTGACGCATGCTGTGACTCCTGGTGTGCTTTTTTGACCCACTCTTTAATGACTCGACCGTATGGAGGATTGCACCACACACTCTCACCAGCCCAAGAAATAGCCAAACCGTCACGCAACTCTGGGTTGTTATGGTCTAAACCAAACCATTTGGCTGTTTTGTGATTTGATGAACTAGCTGCAACATCAAGTGTAAAATTGTGTATCGCGTCCAATTGATCAAACAAAGCTTGCGGTGTTGCCCAGTCGTCCGTTTGGCTTACTGGCATGTACGCGCTCACCGACAACCACCGCAAAACCAAATAACCTTCTCGTGTTTGTCATAGCCTTTTTGGTAGCCAAATGAGTCAAGCTTTGTAATCTGTGAGCATTTGTCACACTGCTCTACTTTGTACTCAGCGACTACTTCACCATTGCAAAGCAGCTTGCACATCATTGTTTTGACGTCGATCATCTCCATGTAGTCACTCATGGCAAACGCACGACCCACTGCCCTGTGCTGCCTAGCTGATACCAAACAGGCTCACACTGATTTGCTTTGGCTTTCTCTGTGCAGAAATACCCGCCCCAAGCTTTACCAGTTTTGGCTGACTCGCCTGTTTTCCACACTCGTGTGCCATGTTCGCAGCGTGGCTTTTCCTCGACCAGTTGACCGCCCAATTGATTTGCGATTTCGTCAATTGATGAACCCAGTGACGGTATGCCAGATTGCTCAGCTTCACCTGCTGTGGCGTAACTAGGCACGTCGCCGTGCTTTGTTGTCCAATAGTCATAATCAGCCTTGACATCAGCTGTGGCAACCTTTGTTGACAGCTTCTCAACCTGTTCCATTGTTTCGCGAGTTGCCTTTTCTGTCCCGCCCATAACCAACGCCATGACGCGCATCAAAGCTGAGGTGGTAGTGTCCTCGACAAACCAGCGTTTCATGTTTGGGTTGTAAGCTGCAATAAAGCCGTATGCGTAATCAATGCCTGCTGGCTCGATCTCTGTTTGATTGCGCCACGCTTTAGCTTGTACGAGTATGTAGCCTTTCTCAGCATTGAACTCGACAATGTGTGCCTGCAAGCGACCCTCTGGGTACGTTAAATTCCAACGATCTGTGCGCTCTTTGTTGCCCTCGTAGTTATCAAGAAATGCCATTAGTCAGCCACCTTGTTTGACATGTGACGGCTAATCGCCTTACGGCGTGCCATGCCTTCGCGCTTGCCTTCCTTAAAGCCTTTGGCATAACCAGCTGCACCGCCAAGCACCATAAGAAAGATGACGCCAACCAAACGACCCAAAGTCTCTGGGTCTAATAGATCAAGTACCATTTAGAATTCTCCCGATTTCTAGGCGGTAAGTGTTACCACCTGAACTCAGGGTGACGCATGATCGGCGCGCGGTCAAGAACCTTGCGTGATTGTCGGCGTGTCCTGTGGCTTTGGCTTAGATTTAAGTCCATTACCAGCCAGCACACCGCCTAGCGAACCTGTAAGAAAGATTGCAAGTGTTTTGAGCAGGTCAATAAATGCAGCATCATTGGGTGCTTGTGCCCCAATTGGCTGTGTGACAAAGATCAGTGCATAGGTAATGCCAACGGTTACAACCAAAAACACCGCAGCTAGTGTTGCCCCAATAATTAGGATTAATTGCGCGTGTACTTCCTCTGGTGATTTGCGACGTGCTGGCTTATCACGGGTCAATGCCAAGTAGGTCGTCAGTGCATGTTCCAGTTGGGAGGCATTGCGGTTTCTGACACTCCGCTTTTGACCAGTTGTCGAATTCTTGACACTCATAGCGCGTCCAGCCTTGATACCCGCAAGCGGACAGGATTAGTGCAAGTGCCCAAACCAACCCTGCCGCCGCAAGTTTCTGGCTACTTCCCCAAGTTGCCAAAACTTTTGTCATTTGGATTAAGCCAGCGCAAGATCACTGGTGCAACAGCTGCTGCCCCTGCCATTGCCAATGTCTTTGGGTCAGTCACGCCTGCCATGTATAGGGCAAGTGCTGCTGCCATAAATGATCGCGCCCATGAGGCTGCTACGGCTTTTGCTTGTTCCATTTTTTGCTCTCCTTTTTGACTGCGGCTGCTTTTGCAGCTGGTGCATCTATCTGTGGAAATTCGCCCTTGTATGGCACAAATTTAGGTATGCCAAAACCGACGATCTCCTTGCCCTCTCCGTACGATCTGACCTTGACCATAACCATGCCACCATTGCGTTGATCGCCTGTCCCAGACGTATTGCCTTCAATGGTCAAACATGTCTTTGTGTCAATAAGTCCGACAACAATGCCAATGTGTGAAATGCGATCTACGCCGTCATGTGGAAAGTCCATAAATGCCAAATAGCCAAGCTGAGGCATAGTTGACCAACGTTGCATTTCCTTAAATTTATGTGCGCCCGCAGCCGTGCTGACGACGTTAGGTATCTTGATGAGTGCCTGTGAGCAAGCCCAATTAACAAAACTTCCGCACCACGGCAAACCGTCTGCCTTCATAAATTTGCCGTACTTGGTGAGGTTGTTGCCTTCCTCAATTGTTCCAACCTCAGCTGCTGCGACCTCGATCAGTCGGGCATTTGTGCCGTCAGGATAGTTACTCATCAGCCGTCACAATTGGTGTGGATTGTTTCGCTTGTTGCTCGTCATAAAAAGCCTTAGTCATTGAAGTGTATTGCTCGTTGCCTCGGTCAATAATGATGTGTTCAACGCCGTTTGTATCGGTTACATAAGTGACATTATCCATTTTTATAACTCCGCACTAAAGCCTAGATAGGCACTGGTTGAATTGTTTGTTCTTAACAGAAATGGTCTCGCAACTGTTCCGCCACCTGCTTGAGTTGTTTCAACTAAATTAGCAGTTTTACCACCTGTTGAAAGTGTTAAATTAGTTAGTGTATACGCTGAACCGTAGTCATAAACTCCAAGAGTTGAAAAATCAACTGATGTTGGACCTGTTCGCATTGTGACTGGATTATTGACCAAAGCAAATCCTGCATTAACACCTAAAAATCCACCATTTGCCAAGTACTGATACAAGGCATCTCCACCTGCACGCCAATAGTAACGCTGACAAGCGGCTAATTCTCCTTGGATTGTTCCTGCATTACGGCTAAACGCACTAGCCGTCGCAGCGATTTCTACTTGCACTCCTGTAATTTCATAGTAATCATTAGCCCCAGCCGTACCCGTTGGCGCAAAAGTAAAGTAAGGCGCAATTTCTGTAATAGTTGCGCCAAGTGTTGCGGTATAGGTAAAACGCTGCCAAGTGGTCGTTAATGTTGCAGTGCTATTAACTGCATTGGTCAAACCTGTGTAGCCTGTCATTAAGGCATTTTGATCTGTGCCTGTGCCTGTTTGCAGTTGAACAGTTAGTTGTGATGATGTTGCTGAAAAGTTTGCACCTGCGCGAGCATAAAAAGAAAATGCAATTTGTTTGCCAGCGTAAGGAATTGAATTGATTGTTTCAGAACTATTTACGAAAAGAATACTAGCGGTACTTGTATTTCCCGAATTGCGTTGTACACGGGCACAATACTGAATAAAAGGTAAATTAGTCGTATCGCCTGTTACTTGTCGCGAAACTGTACTAGTACTACCAGATGACCGATAGCCTTGCCAACGGTCTGCGGTGTAATCACCTGTTGCACCTAAAGCAATTGAACCTGTGCCTCGTTGCCAAATGTCAAAACCACCATTGATAATTAAGTTTTTGCCTGCTACATAAGATGATCCGCTTGAAGCAGTTGCCCATGCCAAACCAGTTGCAGCCGTTGAGTCAGCGGTAAGCACCTGACCGTTTGTGCCTACTGCAAGGCGTGCTGGTGTGTCATTTGCTGTTGCACCAATTAAGTCACCTTTTGCGTCAACAATTGAGTTTTGGATTGCATTGGCATCATCTGTCGTGACCCAAGTAAAATCCATGTTTGTGTTGCTTGCCTTAGATAGCACTTGACCTGTTGTGCCGCCTTTAAGGTCAGCCAATGAAGTGTCAACAGCTTGACCAAATACCTCAAAATCGGCAGGCAAGTCCGTTACTAAATCCGTCGAGGTTGGCATTTGCCAGCCAAAATTGCTTGTCGGGTTTGTCATTGTGTCTCCTTATCAGACCACTATTGTCGCACGCGCCCAGTCGAGTGTTGGCGACACGCCCGACCAAGTAAATGCAGCTGAGATTTCGTCCCACTGCAAAGCCTGCAATGAGTAAGCCACTGGTGAAATGTTAAGAGTGATCGAAAGTTGGTTGTACGACGCCTGAAATGACCAGCCCTCAACAAAGCCCTGAAAGATACCGCCCATGTTCGCTGGTAGGTCATTGATTGCCAACGCCTCACCCATAAACACGCCAATGAGGTTGTCACGGTCGCTGTCGTCTAGCTCTGGGTTTGTCAGGTCAAACGTGATCTCACTAAAGATTGCCTGCGGTGTTTTGCGCAAGTCAAGGTAGAAATTTGCCTGTTGAGTCGCATCAGCTGAGTTGTGCAAGGTTGTTGAAATGATCTGGGACAACGTGCCGTATTGCAAAATCGAGTCTGCGTCGCTGGCACTTTGCTCTGCACTGCTGGTTGCACCGTATTGGATAGTCAGGTTATTGCGTACGTCGCCTGCCCTTGTTTCAACGCGCAAACCAGCTGCGCGTGCTTGGTTGGCTGTCAGCTGTACATAGCCATTGTTTGATAGGTACAAACTGCGGTGTGTTGCATCAGCGTAAGAAATGCGCCCAAATGCGTCCTCGTAAATGTAGCCAAGACCTGACGTTGCAAGCTTTGATACCAAAGAATAAACGTCTGTGCGCTCACTAGACCTAGCAGCTAACTCATAATCACCAGGGCGATCGATCTCACCTAGACCAACATTTTCTGCTGTTGCCCATGTTGTCGTTGGGTCGTACGTTGCCCACGTTAAAGCTGCTGGCACTTCTGCCCAAGTGTTAAGCAATAGGTCTGACAAAATTGTCCAGATTTGATCGCCGTCAAAATCTTTAGACAGCACGCCATTTGTCAACGCCTTTGGCAAACGAGACAACGCGCCAAGTGCTGTGATGCTGTATGTCTGGGTGAACATTGTGCTGCCTACGTCGCGAACCTCAACAGCAATGTCAACGACTGTGCCACCAAAGATTGGGACGTATGTGCTTGATGTGTCCTGCACCTGCACTGAAATGGTGCTGTTGATGTTGACAGGTATTGTCGCCTGATTGACGTCTAGCAGCTGCAAATTGACGTAACCTGCTTGGGCTTGCTCGTAAATGTTTGTTCGACCTGATCTGATTGTTAGGTTAGCCAAAACCGCGTTTGTGTATGAAACGCCGTCGATCTCTACCAGCCAAACTGGCGTCCATTGGGTCATGCTATTTGCAGGTTAGTTGCGCCGCCTGTGCCGCGATAGTAGCTGTTGTTTAATGTGTCAACAATTGTGCGTGCTGTGCCTTCCTTATCAAACGCCCCAGTTACGGTCAGGTTGATTGTTGTACCTAAACCAAGACGCTCAGAATTTGCTCTATCTGACAACCCGCGAGACTCAGCTGAACCTATAAAACCAGTCGTCGCAGCGGCAGCGGTTGCAGCCACTTTTGCAGCTGTTGAAACACCGCTACCGCCTGACGTGGTCGTTGCGCCACCGCCTGACGGTGCTGAAATCTTTGGAATAGTCGTCGCTGTTGTTGGCACTGTTGGTGTCTTAATTGTAGGCACGCTAACCGTCGGTGTTGAAATCTTGCTAACGTTTGGTAGAAACGGTATTGCGTTATAGGCAGAAATTAAAGCATTGATACCTGCAACCGCACCTGAAATTAAGCCGTTGAGAATTTTAACAACACCAGCAATGACGTCAATGACGCCGCCTGCGATTTTGCCTGCAACCTGTAACGCACCGCCCAAAACTGTGCCTATGACTGGTGCAACATAGGTTGCGATCAATGCGCCAAATTCCTTGAAAGTGTCGAGGTTGTCACCGATTGCATCTCGAACATACCCAAACGCTTTAATCATGCCATTAATGATTGGCGTAAATACGCTAGTGATGATGTTGCCAAGTGTTGTGATGACACCGCCAAGACCATTTCCGTTGAGGCTAAAAGCACCGCTAAATGCGTTGATGATTGGCAAAGCATTGTTATTGATAAAACCCATAAGCTTTTCAAGGATTGGCAATAGCGCAAAGCCAATTGTTTCTTTAGCCTCATCAAATGCAATTTGCATGCGAGCAATGCGCCCTGCGTAAGTGTCAGCGTTACGAGCTGCTGCACCGCCAAACAGGTCTGACAATTTGCCCTGCACCTGAGTGAAATTCATGGTCTTTAATTCAGCAGCTGATAAACCAATGCCTAGTTTGCCCAATGATGCTGTATTGCCGTCATAAGCCTTGCCCAAAGCATTTGCAACGCTTTCTAGCGGCTTTCCTGTGGCTGCGCTGATGTCTAAAGCTGTGGCAAGTAGTTGCTGTGCCTTTTCTGTATCTGAGGTTGATCTGACCAACCGTCCCAAAGCTGGGCGCAGCTCATCATCTGCCACACCAGTTGCC